GGCTACTCAGAAAACTGTCGTCCTCTCGAACTTCGTTCCCAGTATCCGAATTAATTCACGTTAATTCTCGATTCAACATTCTTGCTGTCAAACATCTTCCTACCTTCCATGGGGGCATGTCTTTAACCTTAACAGGGCATCTTTCACATCCCGAATTTAGGGGCCCTTCAACCCGTCTCGTGGGTCAGGCGTAGTCTCTTAAGGAGGACTATTTCTCCTATTGTTTTCCTTTCGCAGGTTTGGCCTTCTTCTTCTTAGAAGCGGCTTTCACCCTTGTGACAGAATCCAACGCTGTCCCGGTAGCAGCTGTTGCTCCACCTAGACCTGGCATTACCAGATCTAAAACAGGGCCAGCTGCGTTGGCAACTTTGGATATCGAACGCAAAACTTTCTTCCATTTCTCACCTTTCGGATTCATTGTCTGGGGAACTCCTGCTTCCTCTTGCGCTATCACTTTCATACAGAACTCCTGTAGGAGTTGTTCATATGGAAGTGAAGGTGACGCAAGTGGTGCTAGAGTATTATCTCCTGGGTCTGCTAAAATCTCAACATAAACTCTATACCGTAAACGGAGAGTTGCATATTGAGTTGACAGTCCTGTGAAATAAGCTCCTGACATGTTGAAAGGGAAAAACGCATTGGTTGAGATGAGAGGGTCATAATCTGGATTCGACATGTGCGAGCCTCCTTGGTAGGATTGCTTGAACGTGGTCGAGCCAAATGAATACCTAGCATCTGCACCTAGGGTTGAGTTTCCTGCTGTGGGTGTATAACCCGTGAACAGGACATCCGAATTGTCTAGCGTTTTGAAAGGAACTTCACTAGTATACTGCGTTCCGACTACATACGCTCCCTCTTTAGCTTTCCATGTCTTAGATCCATTGATCAAGACAGCTACTGAAGTGTTGGAAGGTGGTGCTCTGATGTCATAACAGTTTACACTGCGACTCAGAACTCCTCCTCCCCATGCTACAGAATTGGGGCCAAAGGGGTTTAATGCGTTGGTCGTATTAGACTCGTAACTGTGTCGTACTACACGATTTGCTGGGGTTACATCGATAGGGTAGCGGTACACTGTGCATGCTCCCTGTTGGTACAAATCGGGCGATTCGTCCACGACTTCGAAAGACTCACCTACAATCCTCAGCATACGGCGACCTGGTCCGTTGGACGAGGTCCCCGTGTTGTTTCCTGTTGCATAGCTAGCTAAAGCTCCACAATCAAGACCTTGAATCTGGGGGGGTAGGTTAAGTTGGTAATCGGCGGTCATGTATGTTTCAGTTCCTGAGGGGACTCCATGCACACTCATTGGATACATTACGGGGGTACCTAATGCAAAATCCAATAAGGATGTCGTGAAGTCCTTCTCATTGCCTGAAAGCAATGGAATAGCCTTTATGAAAGGGTACATAACAAAGTGCGCATCCCACTGTGGTGTGATTATGCCGAAATCCGCGGCAGAATAAGTTTCTTCCTGGTTAAGGCATAATGTCACTGTGGCGGCATTCCGCGATGTTGGTGCTCCTTCAAATCGTATAGAGGAGTCATGGTAAGGGTCGAGACTTACTTTAAGATACTCGTCGTAACCGACGGGTAACTTTTCGATGACTGATGTCATTTACTTTTAAAACAAATACCCGACCTCCTACCACGCCCCCTATTGCCAGTCGGAGATGGTGGGATCAGGATCCAATATGCCCAATCTTATGAACTCGTCAAGGTTATCGTAATATTTCAACTCTTGTTTAATACTACTACGTGCCTCGGGAGAGTCATGTCGATAGACATTTAGGATCATTTTCCGTACCGATGTCTCCACCGGCACAACAATACCATTCATGAAGTGTTTCGAGCAAAACTCAAAATCAGACGGGATGACGAACTCATGGTGCTTCAATGTAAACCCGTACTTAGCGTAACGTTGGTACAGGTCTTCCAACCAACCTTCTACAGCATCATCTCCCATCGTTATAGCTTCGCAGTCTCCTGCTGCTACTCGACGGATGATAACTCTGTTTCCGGAGTTGGACCCAGAAGTTCTGTAAGAGCCACTAGGCCACCAACCTGCTACTTTCTGATAGACAAAATGTCCATCTGAAAATGCGACGACCTTGAATTTTACTATATGATTCAAATTCATGGCGCCTCGCAGCCAGCGTCCTTTAGACTCCTGAGATCCTTCTAGGCAATGAAATCGCCTCTTGATATCAGCGTCCATAAGCCAACCAGGAACGCGAACGTCCCAACCTTTCTGATCCGTTGACACAAGCCTATTCTTGAATTCCGAGACGCATTCTTTCAAAACATGGGCCCCTTCTGATGTGAAGGGGGTGCCTGGTCTTGATGGAATGAGTTCTCCGTCTCCAGCGGCTTTGATCTCTGCATCATTCTGTGGTTGGAACCACATGCGCTCCAATATGGTCATATGGAGTGGGCTTGAAAATATTAACCTCTGTCTGCCTTCTTCGATCTTCTCACGTGTATGAAGCTCTCCTTTAACGAAGAGCTTATACACTATGCCAGTTGTCTTAAAAAGTTCAGATCCTATGAGATCTTCAAAATCACTCTCTATAACCAGAGTGGCTAACCTATGGACTTCATCCTTCAGTTTGTCATACGCTAACGTAATAACTCCCTGATTGTCTGAAGCGATTTTGTCCCAAAATGCTCCAGGTGATTTGTCCGCATCCATCGCTGATAACGCCACCCGAAAAGCTCTGTCAAACTCTTCTGGTCCCTCCTTTTCATTCCATGTTGATATGAACCATGGTACTCTAGATTTGGGATATAGTTCAGCAACTTCCTTCACTATATGCATAGGCACTCTATAAGAAGTGGTATTCATATTGGAAGCTTGTTGCATGAAAGACTGCCTTTCGGCGGCTGCTCCCGTGGGGGGTGTCATCATCTGCGACGCATACTCCTCAACAATGGTCCCTTTGTGCTCCTCTCGCACGACTATC